AAGCTACAGACGACTATAACAGTAAGAAAGTAGACTCTATGGTTGATGCATACAGCAAGTATTACAAAATCAATGTGGGTATGAAATGTTATGATCCACAAGGGGACATCATTAATTTTTATGATGAGGACAATGGTCCAGGTTGCCCAATATGAGTGTAATACAAATGGAAAAGGTTAAATGCAGTATATGTAATGGTTTTATAAAGCCACTTAGAAATGATGACGGAGAGGTTGTTTGGGAGCATGGAAACAATGCTGAACCTGTAAACTCAGGCCGTTGTTGTGATGACTGTAATTGGACAAAGGTAATACCAGCTAGGCTAACACAGATGGGAGATTAGCAGTATTACAAATTATCGTGTTATGATGCGGAATGCCAAAGATTGTAGAAATCAAAGACAAGATGGGCAAACCCACATTACAAGAAGTTATTTCCAGACTCGATGGTATGGTTGAAAACATGGTTTATAGAGGCGAAGATCGTTTGAATATCGTCCTAGCAAGCCTAAGTTTTTGTATCGCACAAGTAAGTAAAGAGTTTGAAGATAAAGAGGTTGCTAGGTTAATTGATGAACTTTTAGCTCAATATATTGACAAATCTGCCAACAAATAGATTATTGTCTATTATTGTCATTTTGTCATGACAGCTAAAAACATGATAAGAATGCGGGTTTCGGGATTATTGTATTTTTTTCATTTTTGTCACAAGAGAATAAGTAAACTTAGTTAAATAATTGAGATAATACTTGACTAGATCTACACTCTTCAAGTATCCTCACAATACACTTTAGGGTAAAGTGGGGGTAGGTATTAATAAAAACTTACGCCTACTCTAATATGCAAAACATGGGATATAGAAAAAATAACTTAGAATATGAACCTATAATCTCTTCTGAAGAAGAAGCTCCCATAGAGTATTGTAATCTCGATAACTCCCTCAACAGACGACAACGCAACTTTATTTGGATTGCAGTCAATAATCCTCGTTTATCTTTAGTAGAGTGTGCTCACAAAGCTGGGTATACAAGTCCTCGTCAAATGGCCAATAAACTTATGAACAAGCCTATTATTCGTAAGGAATATAATTATCTTATGAACCAGGCTAAGAAGAAGTATGAACTTAACTATGATCGGGCCGTGCAAGACCTCTATGATATTCGGGACAAGGCTATTGAATCGGGGTCATTTAATGCTGCAATATCTGCTCAGAACTCACTGCTCAAAGTCGGGGGTTTAATTGTTGATCGTAAAGAAGTTATGTTCGGGAAGGTAGATCAAATGAGTCGGGACGAAGTGGAAGCTAGATTATCTCAGCTTATGGGTAATGTTGTTGAAGCTAGTATAGAAAATAAGTCTGATGAGCTGGATCTACCAGATCAAGATAACGAAGAAGAAAGCGAAGAAGATAAAAAGGCATAACTAACTTTTAGAGGAGATTGAGAAGTAAAAATATAAAATCAGACTATGCCTTAGTCCGAATATAGCAAATTACTTCTAATTGTTCAAGAAAACATCTAAAGCCTTGAATAGGCTCTTATAGGATTTAAACCAAGCTGATTTGATGTGTTGGTTGTCTTGATAGACCAAATAACCAACAGTAAAGCCTACTTCATCAATATTTGGGTATCGTTGTAAGTCATGCTCTACTGGGTTAAATGGAACTATCTTTATGTGGTATTTATTTCTCGTCATGTGGATTATGAAATATCCAAAGCAACGCATAGATGATTAAAACAAATATAAACAGGTTGCTCATTGTTTAGATACCTCTTTTGCTATTTCCCAATCTATTGATTTTTTTATTTTTCTATATACATTTAAAGTTTCATGATAGCCATTTATTTCCTCATCTTCTGATTCTGCAACATTTATATAAGGATTATCTTTAGATAAATTTGGTATAAACCATTCTGTTAAATATAATATTTTTGATTCACCAAGCTCAGCTCGGCAACAGTCCTCTAAAGTTTTAGTATGTACCCACATATCACATTCCCAATCAATATAAGTCTGTTTTATTCCATTTTTAAAGGCATAGCTATAATATTGGCTCATTACATACCTCCTCTAAATCTGTTGGAACTAATCCCTCTACAAACCAATCTAAACCTTTACTAGCTTTATAAGTAAGATAATATTCTTTGGTAGTTCCGTCTTTGTTTAAAACTTCGTTTCCGTCCTCGTCATGCAGACAAAAAGTTAATGTATTTATAGCTACATATAATTCTTGTTTTTTAACTGTCATCTGACACCTCCCCAAAACAATCATCACATAGGGCATCATATCCCTCCATACACTTATAATAACTATCTGCACAATCTCCTTGCCAGTATAGTTCGGTTGCACTATCTACAACTACATCACACTTATTGCAAGTGTTTAAATCAGTATCATAGTTATCTAATAAGTCTTTTTCTATTTTGTTAAGATTGAAATATTTTTTATATTTCATATCTTCAATAATTTTATCTATTTCTTCGCTTGTCATATCACACCTCCTCTGTTTCAAATTCTATGTTACCTAAATCTATTAGGTCTGTTGCATGGTCAATAGCTTCATACTCATTTTTACAATCGCATACTTCTATTTCTATACTTGCAGTTACTATATATGTTTTACTCATCTGACACCTCCTCTTGTATGTGTTTTTGTATATGCAAATTTTTCCAATTATTTTTTATTTCGTTAGCATATTCAAGTCGTAAGTTTCCACCCTCATAATGATCCCACTCTCCTTGTTCTATATCTATTAAGTGTTTGTTAATACAACTTTGAGAACAGAAAATAAAATAAGGTCTTACATCTGGCTCGTAAAAAACTTCTACTTGTTCTTCATTACACATTTCACAACAATATTGGCTCATCACATACCCCCTCTAAATAAATAAAATAATGCCTTCAATCTCCATTCAGATAAATGGCGTAAGTGTTCTGGTATTTTGTTTCGGTCTATATTTGTCATTATTGTTGCTCCTTTACTTGTAAAACTTCTTCATCTTCAAATCCATAATCAAGACCATTACCTGTTTGTAATTCTTCACTAGGGTCATAACTTCCCATAGCTACAAAATCTTTAGCCTCTTGTTCATTTTCTGCGTCTACTATTATTTCAGAATAGCCAATCCATTTTGTATAAACTTTAAATGCTTTCATTAGTCTTGCTCCTCTATCCAATCTTTCCAAGCAATTAAATAAAACTCAGAAAAAACTGGATCTTTAAAGGTAAATTTATTTAGTCTATCCAAATATCTTTCTGCTTTTTTTCTATTGGTAAAAGTTTTTGACCTAGTGTTTTCATGTAATTCTGGTGTGTAATATGCTCTAGCCATACCAAATTTAACTGTATATGTCATTTGTTTTTCTCCTCAAAATAATTTTCTATAATTGTTATTTGGTCTTGTATATGTTCTAGGTCTTTGTCTAATTCTTTTGTGCTTTCAAAATTATCATCTACTAAACAAGCAACAGATATACTTGCTTCTTTTACTGCTTTTAATACTTTATTCATTATGCTGACTCCTTTTCTAGTTTAGCCAAAACAGACCATAAAGGTTGTAAGTCATTTTCTATAAATGTGCTTTGACCTACAGATACATGCCATTGATTGTTTTTAAATAGATAGATCCATTCAATGTCAAACTGCACATCATTATAAAATGTGTGTGCTGAATGATATATTGTTGGTGGTTGTATGTTTGCCCTATCATCTAAACTTTCTTTAATGGTAGGTTTTAGAGAAGATAGATAACCTTGATTGGCTAATTCTTCTGCTTTGCTTTGGTTGTTGTAATGTTCATTTAACATCACTCCGTTATATTCTGGGTATCCGTCCCAATGACAGTATGTTACTACGACTTGCCCGTTTGCTCGCTGATATGCGATATTACTTCTCGTTGCCATGTTGTATACCTCCTATAGTATTTATTATGGTTTCCAATTCACATTTATAATCATACTCTTATTAATCTATTTGTCAACAATTTGTATACAGTTAATATTATAAAGATTATTTATATGGTTAGATGTTCGGGATTAATCGCATCTGCCCTCTCTCTTGGTCAAGCTCGTAAATAAAATCATACATACACAAAGATACATGAAGATCCAGTCGGGTCGGGTCGGGATTGTCGGGATTATGTGTCTGGTCGGGTCGGGAAATGCCTTTAACACAATATAACACACCAGACAGATGAGCAGGGAAGAACATTTTGTATACTGCTGTCGTCTGGGTTGCCAAGCTCTATCTATATCTATTTAAAATAAACTTAAATAAGTGTTGCTATTTGTATCCTATATGCTATATTAGATGTTCGTATTAATTATTTAGGAGTAAAAATATGAAACAGATGAGAAAATTTGAACAAGAAGCCATAGTCAATCAGATTATGGAAGGCGTTAATGAAAGACTTGATGCCAAAGTAGAGAAAGCGAAGAAGTCTAAAGACTACAAAGCTGTTGAGAAACTTGCTGATGTTGTTGTTAAGCTACAGAAAGAAATTGAAGTTGCAAACAAGAAAAGGTCTGATGCTTTAAATCGTGTTAATGAGGCTATTAAAAACTATAACGAATTCGACACAGATAAAATGGTTGGGTTAAGTTCTATGAATGATTATAGTAAAAGCACCTTAGGTTTCTTTAGACATGATTGGCAGATAAAAGGACAAGTAGCTGACAAATTAGCTATCGCATTACTAGAGCCAAATGCACAGGAAAGAATCAAAGATATTATTATGGCTATTGCTAATGAGGTTTCATAATGTGCGTTCAAAGATGTCCCAAGTGCAACGAAGCAGATTTACATTATCTCGGAGATAACTGCACGGGAGAGATAGAAGATTGGGGTTGTCCAAACTGCGACACTTGTTATGAAGTTGATGTGGTTATAAACAGACACTTTGACGCTATGCGTGAGGTGGTTATTTAAATAAAAACTCTCCTAATGAGTTAAGCCCGTTCAGTCGGGCTTTTTTATGTCGGGAGGTCGGGATTGTTGTTTTGTTGACAAGAACAGATAAACACACAATAACTTAATAATAGATCCAGGAGATCTGGCAGATCTACCAGGGACCAGACGAAGAAATATAGTTGTTGACAAAATGTATCTAATATGAAACAATAAGCTTTTACAAATTAGGAGAAGTAAAATGACAATAGAAACTGCAATAGAAGATTATAAAAGAGAAAAGAAAGCAATTACAGATAAGATTAATGAATATAAATCTGAACTTGCTGATCAAAAGAAACTGCTTGAAAAAGTAGGTGAAATGGAAGCTCATGTTATTGGAGATAAAATAGGTTATCTCAATAAAGAATTGAAACATTTACAAATTATTCTTGAAAGTGTTGAAGATGTTTATAAAAGAGTTTTAGGTAATAAAATTGGTGTTGAAAACATAACTAAAATTATGAGGGAGTATAGGTGAATGGATCTATTTACAATATCAGTTGTTGTACTGGTGGTGGTGTTCCTAATGTCGGGTCGGGTGTAAAGTAGCTTTCATGTCTAACCTAGCAACCACCACCACTACTACACAATGTATTGATGAAGCCCGTGACTTTATCCAGGCCAATCCAAGATACTTAACTAGGAAAGGTATCTTTGTATACGAATTAGGTAAGGAAAAAAAGTTTCATAAAAGAGTTGACAAAATGTAACCAGTTGCTATAATTAGCTTATCTTTTAAACAAAACCATTAGGAGGTTATTATGAAGATAGAAATAAACTTATACGATGAAACAGGTGAGAGGGTCGTTGGCAAAGCCATAGAAACTGATTGTCAAAGTTTAATCATTAACGGTATGCACATCATTCAAGCAGGTGGAGTTCATGCTGAGCTAAGACAGTTAGAGGCTGATGAAATACCAGTTACTGCTGAACAATACACAATGCAATAACAATTAGTCGGAGGATTAAGGGAGTTTTATACTCCCTTTTTTTGTGCTCGGAGTCCCAGCAGGACACAAAAGCACGGCGGTATGCTCATCTAAATCAGGGGGGGGACACAAAAAGTGCAGGGCAATAGTATACACACACAAGGTAAAT